TTTGGCTATGTGCCAGCCATTGGAGTTATCTCTCATTAGCTTTCCATCGTCCAGTAAGGCTTTAGTATGGGCGCCAATAGAAGCTCTATTTAACCCTACATTAATATCAATCGAGAGTACTCCCGGGTTCTTTGCTATGTACTGCAGTATTAAGTTTCGTTTGTCCATTTTGAAAAAAGTGATATGAGCCGTCTTGTAAAATTTCGTATTCAGGCATTTGCATTCCTGCCGCCTTCAACGCTAGTATAACCTCTTCTATTTCATCATTGCTCATGTGTCACTCCTTGGCCTGCGCCTACGTTTAGGAACAATATCAACAATACCGCCACCTGTTTTTTGGCTATCTAATTCTTCCATTAGTTCATCTGCAAGAACTACTGCGGCCTTTGGATTTCCACAGTTCATTAGCGCAAAGCAGGCTGCTAAGAACCTCATATGTTCTTGATCTTTATTCATTGCATACTTTCCTTCATTACATTTCCATCAATGTTGTATGCTAGCTTGCAATCTTCCAAAAACTGCTCTTCCCCAATGTGAACGTTGTTAGCTTGCATAGCAGCCATGTACTTTAAGATAAAATAACCATCATATTGAGAGATCTCTTTATCTGCCAGCAAACAATCAATCTCTGTAATACAGTCCGTTATTAACTTCAGTGGCGCTAATTTATTTTCCATTTTCTTCTAGCATATGAATTTGTTCAATGAGAACTTCGCTTAAGGGTTTACCCTTAATAACAATCATGTTGGATTCTTTGATATCGGCAACCGCTTTACACGCATCTCTTAATCCTTTGTTATATCCGCTTGTAAAAGCATCGTTCTTTTCCAACGCCATGATCAAAGCATCTCTAATAAAAGAAGAAGCCTTACGGTTCTTTGCCATAACTTTAAGCTGGTTTATCTGCTTTCGCGGCAGATAAAGGCTATATGGCACTAAATTATCATCACTCATTTTTCCATTCCTTGTATTGTGCATATAGAATCTTTAATGCACCTTGTGCTTCTAGGTTAGTTTTAATCTCAGCCCTAGATGGTACGCTTAAATAGGACTGTAACCAATCAATACAGGCGGCCTCGCTGGTTTCAAATAGCTGCCCATCTTCATATAGATAATCCCAGAACTTAGAATCCCTACATAACATACCAGCTAGCTTCACCATCTGGGCGCCCGCAAACTCTTCCCGATTGAATGGCACTTCTGTATCCGCTAAACGAACCATAACAACCATGTACCTAGCACCTACAAAATCCCTCAGAATCTCTTCTGGAGAATCATCAGGGTGTATTGCTAGGGTAAGCACATGACCGTCCTTAGTTTGCTTTAAAGCTACCTTCTTGGCATCAAATTGGCTGGTTTCCATACGTCCTTTCAAACGTGATAATTAGTTGCTTTTCAAGATACTTAATAACACCCTTTAGCTCTATCATTTCCATGAGGAGCCTATCTCTTTCTGCTTCTAATTCTTGGTTTTCGCACATCTCCTTAGCTAATGCTTCCTGAAGTTGCTTACATAGCCTTTCCCAATCTACTGGTATGGGCGCGGCAAGCTCTTCATTAATTTCCTCAAAGCTAAAGAACCTTTTACTTTCTTTATTCAAAGCCTTCTTTATTCCCACGGATCTTTCTCCTGAGATTTTGGAACTGGGGCGCCTTCAGGCTTTACGTAAGTATCTACAGCTAATGATAAGAACCGATTGCCGGTTTTAGATTCACGCTTCCAGCCAGATAGCTTAATTTCAATAAGATCTTCAGTATGCTTATCCATCAGATCACGTAGATAAGAACGATCTACCTTAATGCTGCCAAAGAAATCAGGTGATTTTTCGGATTTGCGAACTGTTGATGGAAAAAGCGATCCTTTGTTTGGGTATTCCATTTTTATTCCTTAGTTAAAGATTTCTTGGTTACGGTAAATTTAGCCATCATTTCGTTGTATGCATCTAGATTCTGAGCCTTGGCTTTATCAAAAGCAGAACGATTAACCTTAAAGATATTAGCTACATCTTCAGGTGATGCGGCTAATTGCAGCAATGCATCCAGCCCAACATTCAACGACCCGATAAAGTCATCGCCAATTGGTTTAAGAGTCCATTCTCCGGGTAGCTTTGCCGATACCTTCTCGCTGGCAAATAGAGATTTATCTTCTGGTTTTGCAATAGTAATTGTTGCTTCGGCTGGTTTAGCCGCTATGGTAATAGATTTTGTAACCGGCTTTGTTTCCACCATAGTTACCTCATTCCCCAATTCAGGCGGAATATCTTCACCGTTGTAGATATATAAGCCAATGCCGTGGAGCGCAATCGCTTTAGCTAAAGCCCGCTGCATCGCCGTATTAACAGCAAATGAATCGGGTTCAGCAATAGGCTTATTACGGTAATCCATAACGGGCAACTGCGCTGTGCGGGCGATATCATTCGCTACAACAGTACAGAACACCATTACGGTTCCATTACCCCAGCGCTGAAACTCTGGATAAAACCAGTGCGCTTTAGGATCAGCTAGTAATAGTTGATCCACGGCCCATGCCCAAGACAGATAAGTAAGGCCGTTCTTCTTCTCTGTGTACTTGGATACATCAATACTACGCAGTTCCTTGTATTCCATCATATTCCTCTTTTAAGTTCCTCAATGTTTCTACTTCTTTTAACTTCTGTGCATAGTGGATTACCTTATCAATATCCTGTAACCCACCCTTATCTCGCCACCTTGTTATGTACTTAACAATGTTCCCCTCAAGGTAGCCGAGTTCATTAGCAACTATATAATCCCAAGGCTGGATTGCATTCTTTGAATAATGATCTCCACCAACTTGAAAGTTATTAGCCGTCATTTTTTACTACCTTGTTAGCTGGGTGCAACAACCACTTCTTACCTAGGCTTTTCTTAGCTTTAGCCATAGCAGCCTCATTACGCTTGCGCATATCTGCTATCTCCTCGTCACTCATTATTCCGTAGTAAATAGTGTCCTTTGCTGGCTGCCAATCTTTATCTCCGCCCCAAAGTTCTTTTTTAAGGTAATAATATATTTTCTTAAACATAATCTATCTCCTTATAACTTTGAAGTTCTAGTAAAGTAAGCGCCAAGCCTTGCTCTAATCAAGGGAACATCATCCCAATAAGCGGTTATTTTGGTATCAAGAAATGGCTTTATCCGCAAATTCCTAATAATAAAATCCTTCTTTAAATTAATACCAAGCTCTTTAGCCAATTGCCCAGTTGGAATTGGGGTGTGTTTAATTTCGATACGTTTAATCATTTTGCTTCTCCTGTAAGTAAGTTTGATACTGCTTACACCACCCACTAACTTGACAAAAGTTAGCGCATCGTGTTCTCTCTCCGGGTCGGGTTTCTATAAAGAAACCTTTCCCCAGCCTTTGTAGCTCTTCTTCTGCTTCCTCTAAAGTGCTACATAAAATCTTTGCTCTTACTGCTCCATCTTTTTTAACGGCGAAGACGGTTGATTTTTCCCACATATCTTCCGGACTACAGGGCGGCAATGCCCCGCCGGTTTCCGTTGCGAATAAGGCTTCTGAATGGGCGTGAATGCGATCACGAATAAATTCTTCACGTCTTTGCATAGGCCAGACAGAAATATCAACGATCGCGACAGGGGTTTCAGGATAGCCAGCACGAGAGATAGCATCCCTACGATTCCAATCCCTAACAATTGCAATAATCTTGAGCTTATTGACTGGCGTTTTCTTAACCTTTTCGACCAACCAAGCATAAATGTTAAGTTGCTCTTCCCATTCCTTTTTCTCATTCATTACTCCCCATGCGCCCACAGTTTTATAATCATTAACCTCTATGCCATTTGAATTCACAATCTGTAGATCAATTGCACCAGAGATATTCCAGCCATCAATCTCGGCGTGTAACCTCTCCTCTACGATATGGTTATCATCCTTACCCTGCTCTAATACTGCATGAACCGCCGTACCGAAGATAGACCAGATCATATCGGTTACATCAACTTCAATCTCATCAGCGTGTAATACTTTGAGCTGCACAATCTGCGGGCTATTAATAATCTCAGTAGCAGATAGGTGTGCCTTTCCTTTGGTATAGGCATCTCGGCTCAATACATTAACAAACGTTTGAGGGAGGCCATACTTATTTGTTATTTTCATTTTTTTTTCTTTAGCCAAAGCTTTAAATCAATCAATGTAACAATCAAATCATCAACCTTATCTACTGCTTTTTGATCCTCATTACTAAGCAATAGGTGGTCAAGTTCCTTTGTACCTTTTGCAAGCGCAAGTAAGTTTTCTGCGTAATCAATCATCTTTTCCTCTATCTTCCGTATGCTATACGGTTGCCGCTATCATCGTAAAAATTTCTTACACCATCTCTGTTTATTGTTTCATAACCAAGACGGTTTCCGCTATTATCGTAAACCCCAGCTTTTGTGTTGTAGTTGTATTCGCTGGTGTCCCAATTATATGGAGAATTTTTAAAATTACTAGAACTATTATTCCAATTCATATCTGAATTTTTAAAGTTCATAGGACTGTTTTCCCAACTTGTTACTTGTGCCGATACAGCACCACTGTATAAACATACAGCTATTAATATCTTCCTCATAGTTTCCTCACTTAGTTGCCATCATCCATAAACCTACGTTAGCGCCCGCATAGCAGATGTAACAGATCAGCATGGGTATGTTCCCTTTAAGCCCCTGCTCCACCGCTATGTAGGCGTATATAAGGCCGGTTACGATTATTAACCAGCCGCTCATTCTGTTCTCGGTAAGGTACCACTAAAGTTGTAAGAACCTGTATGGCTAAAGTTAGCCCAAGGCGCACAAAACACTTTAAATCCAGCCATTCTTGAAATCTTACAGAAGTGATAATCCTCAGATAAAAGGCGGTTAGATTCTTCATCAATAGAAGTAGCAAAAAACTCTTTAATGATCTTAACCTTACGCACTACATCTACTGCGTGATACATATCGTTTGTATAACTTGGAACTTTATCATTTAACGTTTCAAAAACTTTGCGCTTAATCAACATAAACCCTGTACCACCATTGGCAATCTCAATAGGTTCATTAACATTACCGCTTGTTTGAGTTTCTCCATGCGCTAGGTTAAGTACAAACGCCCCAGTATGAAGATGTAATTGATCTGGTGGTATGCCAGCTTTAACGGCCTCAGATACTTGCACCCAGTTAATCTCTTTCTTTGGGTAGAGTCCACAGATAATATCTTTATCCGCTGAAACCATACGGGGAATATCGGCGGGGTTAAACGCTATATCAGCATCAATAAACATTAAGTGGGTGGCATCCGTTTCCATAAAATCATAAGCCATCGAGTTTCTGGCACGAGTGATCAAGGACTCATTCATCATAAAGGAGTAATACATTTGAATGCCGTTTTGCCCGCATACGCCTACCATCTGCATAATTGCTGAAGAATACATACCTGTACACATACCGCCATACATGGGCGTAGCTACAAACAACTTAGTTTGCTGTGCTGGCTTTTGTACTTGAATCATCTGCGCTATTTTGTTCTTCTTAAAACTCATTTCTTTTTTCCTTTAGGTTTATCTTCATGCATTAAATCACTTACCAATAGCTCAATAGCTTTGTTCGTTTCGTTTAGTACATCTCGCACTAACCATATCGCTCCGCTGTGTGGTGAACTAGTTATATCATCAGCAATAAGCTCAAGGGCGTCCGCAGCGTTGGATATCTTGTTATTTAATTCATCAATCTTGCAAGCTATTTCCCAAATCATTTCATCCTCCAAGGCAAAATTTTGTATGCATCTTTCATTAGTTTGTTACCCTCTCTAAACATCTCAAGTAATCTTTCGGGCGCTCGGTAATTAACCGTAGCCTCTCCTGTGCATCCGAAGGCAGGCAGGGTTGTGGAGGCAGCTTTATAGAAGGGACGATCTGCGCCCCATTGCCCATAAAAACTGTGCGCCACAGTAACCAAGAATTCGCGCCGAAAGCAATAACAATTAGTATCAACAAAATTGAGATTACTATCGTAAAACGCCGGAGAGCGACCGAGTGATTCGCAATCATCATCACAAACATATTCTCCTGATTCATTGCATATTCTCCTCAAACTATAAGCCCACATTAAATTTTTGCTTTTAATCTTATTAATCATTGTTTCTACATGGTTAGGCTCAAACCAATTATCTTCATCTAAGAACAAAATGTAATCAGCGTTTACCATTAGAGGCATAGCCGCATATACTCGGTGTCCATACCATCCATCAGCCCCTACGTTCTCCGGTAGGGTTAGAAAAGTACAACCATCTGGGGGATCCATATATACCCCATCAGATACAATTAAATGCTCGGTTTCTATCGTTTGATTAACAACACTTTCAATCGCTTTGTTAACCGTACTTTTCCCAGTAGTCGGGGTGATGACCATTATCCGCATGTTCTTATCCATTGGTCACCTGATTTCTGCATTACACAGCCATCTACCATTTGGTTCTGCTTGTATGGTTCTACCGTTACTTTTTCACAGTTTTTACTGCGCATACCAAAAGATAAAATCAAAGCAATAAAAAGTACTCCAATTCCAATATTTTTAAGCATTAGTTATCTCCCGTTCTTTAATCATGGCATCGGCTAACTCATAGGCACGGCGGGCGGCAATCTCATCCCACTTCTTCTCGGTTAGATCAAACTTCCAATCAGCCGCAATAATGCCAGCCATAATTGCTTTAGCAAACTCATCTCTACGCTCCATACCATTCCTTTGGTAGTTCTAATGCAGGTTTATCGGTTACGTTCGGTGCATCTAATGGGTGAGGCAAAACTTCTACAAACCCAAAAGCATCGCTCCTATCCTTGCGCAATAGGGTTAGTTCAAATACTCGTGGCAAAACAAAACCAGCAGCATCTACTGAGCCACAGTTATTGTTAGGGTGGTTGTGTACAACATGAAAATCTTCAGTTAACTTAGCAAAAAATGTAGATACGGTGTTCCAAGCAATGGGGTTAAACCACGCATCGGTGTCATGTATCTCAATGCAAATAATCCTAAACCTGTTTAATGTATTGCGATCAGTGGTTAAGATGGTTGTGTACTCGCCACCCTCTATATCCATTTGCAAGATGTAATCACCTAGAATAGCCAGTTGCCCATGCATCCATGCAGTTAGGGTTATATTGTTTTCATCGTTGTACCCATCTAGATACTTTTTAGTAAATGATAGCGGGGTAAACCCTTTTGGTGCGCTATCTACTGAGCCATCCGCAAGGTGCGAACCAATGCCGCGTTTACACAAGGCTATTTCAAAACTAGCAGTATCAGCAACGCCGGGCGAAAAACAACAAGATATACACTCTAAATCATTAGGAATAAGATAACCGCCATCGTTATCCCCGCCTATCCGTATAAGCTCAAACTTGGTTTTTACTGGGCGCAATGCCTTAACTAATTCTTTTAGTTGATCAATCATATTCTTCTCACGTTATCGCACGATTTACAAATACTGCATTTGTTAAACTCAGGCTTCTCGTTCATAGCAATCAGATCGAGTAAGGGTTTACCCTCAAATATCTCGTCATAGGTTTGAGTTAATAGGTTTCCTATAACGTGCTTCAGGTTGTAGTCCATACAACAAAGAACTACATCCCCATTCGGTAATAAAACATTGCGATCGTAGAAAGGCGTAGATGCGCAGGTTAAAGCGAACTGATGGCGTGGAGTAACGCTTAATGCTTGATCGCCCACTTGCTCTACATTTAAACTATCCGCCCGTGTATGGCCTTTCCAGCCGGGCAGATCGCCAATCATATCTTGAAGATCAGCATGAACCTTACCTGAACCGTCCATAGTCATGGCACCAAAGCCACAAGGTAACTCAAGCTGGGTCATGATTTTTAACGACTCTACCCATTCCTCTGAGTACTTCCAGCCTTTCATGTTGCCGTTGGAATCTGGCAAGTGAAACATAATTACTTCAATCTGCTTAGGGTGTTCTTCTAACACTTTCTTAACTCTGCGGGCATCTTCGTTTGTCATGCCGTACAGGGTCGTGTAGATCGCTATGTTAAATCCCATGTATAAAACTTCTTCCAGCATATCGGTACAATTCGGGTTAGCCCAAGGTTCGGACATACCTGAAAAATCTATGCGGGTATTCTTTGGTAGCTGGGCAAGAACATGGGTTAAATCTACGGGTTGTAGATACTTAGTTTTATCCCCATAGTTATCCCGCAAGTTTTCTTGTGGGCAAAATGAACACATCAGCGGACACCCAACCATAGTGGTTAGCTCCATTACTGGCGAGTGTGGGTGATGTATGCCGTACTTAGATTTCATTAGCAACGCCCATCTATATCTAAATCTTTTACTAACTCTCTTATTCGTTTAGGTTGCTTCTTTGTAAACGACTCGGACATACCCAACGCTTTACTTAAAACAGATACAAACCCCTCGCCTATTAGCCAATCCTTAGCTTCCCTATCTAAATCAAGCTCGCAAATAGCTGAACCATCTTTTCTTTCTTTACGCAGCTTCGTTATTATTTTCATTTTCTACCTTTCTATAATCATTTAACTGGCTATAACCTAACTTGTAACAGGTGCAATGCTCTGCCATAACTTCTTGCGTTTCTTCTAATTTACAAGCCCTACGATGCTGTTCTTCTGCAAAATTCTGAATAAACCGTTTTGCGTTTTTCAACGCCTCTATTTTTTCTGCTTGCTGGCGTAGCATGGTGTTTTGCCATTCAATCATTTCAAGGGCGTTTTCAAAATCTTTTTTGTAGGAGTTCATACAATACTCCTTACAAAAGCAATTGCGTTATCAAGACTTGGTGCTTCGTCCAGTAGTGGGCGCTCATATACAGATCGGTATGCTTCTGTGTTGCGATCAAAAAAAGAAACGTGTTCTACAAACTTTTCCATATCTCTAATCTCTTGATAATTTAAAAAAGCGTTGTAGTTAAAGTCCTCAGCTACTGATGTATCACCACTATAAATTGGCACAGTACCGCCAGCATAAGCATCAATCAGCTTCTCAGTTACATAGCCGTCATAGACCGAGTTCTCTGGGCACAAGCAGAACTTATACTCAGGCAATATATCAAACTTAGATTGGCGCAATGAGTTACCAAACATCAGGCCATAGCCATCTATTGGTTTGTACTTGAACAAGGAGTTGTACAAGTTAACTCGTAGTCCTTCAGGGTTCCCAGCAATCATGGCGCAGAACTCAATCTTCTGGCTCAAATCAAGAGTGCGTCCGTTTGTTAGGGAATCAATGGATATAAGATCTTCGTATCCATGATTGTGGGAATTCTGTTTGCGGGGCTTTTGTGTAAATCCATCCCATGCAAGGCGTGACCACCATAAAGGTAAACGAAAATTACGCCCACCATAAGTATCGTGATCAAATGAAAGTGAGTGGTTATATCCCATGTAATTAGGACGTACATTCTCGCCAATATACATAATTGTTTTTGCGGGATCTGTTTGTGTACGACCAAAGACGGAGCTAATAATTACATCAGCGTCATGCGGGCTAAGAACATACTCTATGCCGTCCAAAGCGGTACGGAAAAAGAACTCAAAGAAGTCCCCGTCAAACGCTCCGTCCCAGAAGTTAACTACACACACCTTTTTCATTTGCCTCTCCTCTGATTGGGAATATAATCCATGAATGATTAATTGTAAATAGGTTATACCCACTTTCTTTCAACTATTGTGTTAGTAATTACCCTAACCCTACCATACCCAGTTTCTGTGAACGCCTATTGGCTAGCGTCTGGTAAACGCCGTTACATTTCTAAGCGGGGCGTTGAATTTAAACGGTGCGTTAAAGAAATATGGGAGGCCAGCAACCATAAAGGGTTTGGCAGCTCAAAGGTTGAGTTCAACGTCCTACTATTTCCCCGTGATAATCGGCTCATGGATATCGACAATATGCTCAAGTGCCTAGGGGATTCCTTACAGGACGCTGGAGCGTTTGATGACGATCAACAGGTTTGGAAGATAACCATTGAGCGCGGCAAGAAGATCAAAGGTGGTGGGTGTCAGGTAACTATCAAGGAATATTAAGGTAAACCCCTAGCTATGTGGTAACGTTACCAGATAGGTTAGGGTAAACCCTTATGTATATCCATACAGTATGTGGTATATTTGCGCTAATACCTTCCTCGGGTATCCTTTGCCAGTGGCTCCTCTCCACACGGCACTCGGGGGTGAAGTGAGTATACCTTCCCCCCATTCTTTTTCTTGCACGGACTTGAAACCCGTGTTATAGTTTTCTTGCAGCAATGGACTTTGGTCGGTTCATTATGTTAGAATCAACGCGAAACCTCATACACATGGGGTCTGTACATAGTTTTCTTATGCTTGGTTCCGCGATTGACAAACATAAGGGAATGACCAATACAGACTCCAGTTGTATGGGGTTTTTTCATTTCTGCTGTCTAATCTGGGCGGCTTCAAATACACCAGCGGGTTAGGTATCAGCACTACTGGGGGTAGTAGACGGAATAGTGCATATATCGGCGGCGAAGCTAGCACCGATTCTACGAGTGGCTGGCGGGTGCTGTGGCTCCAAAAAGGGTTCAGTTGAAGGCTCACCTAGGTAGGCTAGGTGCGTCCACCAAACGGGTTCAGTTTTAACGACGTGTATGAAGTGGATACAAAGGGGCGGTAGGATTTTAACGAAGAGGAAAATAAATGAAAATTGATAACGAGTTTAAGGATTTAATTCCGGAGCTAGCGCCAGCAGAGCTTTTGCAACTTGAGGAAAACATTAAACGGGATGGTTGTAGAGATCCTTTAGTTCTTTGGAATGGGGTGTTAGTAGACGGGCATAACCGTTATGACATTTGTAAGCGCAATGACTTACCATTTCAAACAATAGAGCGGGCTTTTAAAAATCGCAGTGAGGTAATTGAATGGATTATTACCAACCAATTCGGGCGCAGAAACTTAAACACTTATATTCGCGGCACTCTGGCAATTCGTTTGGGATCAGAAATTACCGCAAGAGCTAAAGAAAATCAAAAAACAAGCTCAGGAGGCAAAAATCCCCAGCCTTATCAGAAATCTGATAAAGCGGTAAATGCCAACAAAGAACTGGCAAAATTGGCTGGCGTTTCCCACGACACCATATCAAAGGTTAACAAGATTGAGGAAAAAGGATCAGAGGAAGTAAAGAAAGCTTTAGCTAAAGGTGAGATTAGTATTAATGAAGCCCACAAACAAATTAAAAATGCAGAAAAAAAGCAACAACACGAGGAAGATGTAGCCAAACAAAAAGAAGATATTGCTACCGGTAAGGCCGTTCTTCCATCGGGTGTATTTGAGATAGTTGTGCTTGATCCTCCTTGGAATTACGGGCGCAAATATGACCCAGAAGGCAGCCGTGTAGCCAATCCTTACCCAGAAATGAAGCAAGATGAGCTATTAAAGATGGAGATTCCTTTTGCCAAAGATAGCGTGGTATTCCTATGGACTACCCATCAATTTATTTTTGATGCTAAAGAGCTACTAAATCATTGGGGCTTTGAATATAAGGCAACAATGGTATGGGATAAGGAAAAGATTGGCATGGGAAGCTGGCTAAGAATGCAGTGCGAGTTTTGTTTGGTTGCAGTTAAAGGCAAACCAAAATGGAATAACACTACATGGCGGGACATCATTAGAGAGTCGCGCCGCCAACATAGCCGCAAGCCAGATGCGTTCTATCAGATGGTAGATGAGGTTACGATTGGTAGAAAGTTGGAATACTTTAGCCGTGAGAAACGAGAAGGTTGGGAAACCTTTGGAAACGATACTGATAAATTCTAATGTGGCAAGATAGAACCGAAGTTAAAAAAGGGGATTTGGGAGAGGATTTGGTAGATGCTTACCTACTTAAAAATAACATTATTCCTTATCACCCTGTGTTTGATGGCGCTCATCCTTTTGATAGGCTAATTGCTACGCCCGATAAAAAATCATTGGCTATTGTTGATGTAAAAACTAAAGCCCGTAGA